GTACCAGTAACTGTCGTACCGCTAAGCGTGCCACTGACGGTTGCATTTGTTTGAACAACAAGGCTACTGACGGTAACTAAGTTGGTAACACTTAATCCTGACGTCGTGGTGGTACCGGAAACCGTCAGATCATTTTGAATAATTACACTGCCACTAATCGTGCCACCAGTGCGCGGCAAATAGTAAACGTTTAAATACGCCTTAGTTCCAGATATGGTTAGCTTTTTGTTCTTAATTGCAGGGTCAACTTCCGCAACCTGCACAACCGTCAGCAGATCGGCTTCTGCCAACGCAAGCCCGGCAATTTCTTGTAATTCGCTAATCCTGCGATTTGCCACTACCTATTATGCATAAATGCTCTTAAATCAATTATAGTTCCGTTAGTCCAGTACATCACCTAACCTTGATCTCAAGGCGAGGCAATATGTTGGATGCAAAGTGCCAGCCTGCTTGAATTCCGGTTACCAAGCCGCAAGACAACAGGATAACCAGTAAAAATTCAGCAACTGTCAAGTTGCGACGAAGATAGACCACCTGAGGTCTTTGCTGGGGAATTGCTACTTGTTGAGCCAGGGTTTGCTGAATTGCCATCTCTCTGGCACGCGCTTTCATCTCTGCCAACTGATCAGGAGTGATCTGTGTAGGAATTGGTGATTGACTGGGGGGTACTTGGTCTTCCATTTGAGCAACTGGTTTTCCCATACATTAGCATCTAACAAACAGGTGTTGCCATGAATTACGGATTAAGGAAAGGATTAGAAGATATCGCATGGGAGCTGAAGGGTATCCGGAATATCCTTGGCTCCATGTGGCACAGCCGTTACCAAGACGGTGAGACTGACGTTTTGAATCCCGAAGCTTTTGCCGATGAGTACATCTCGACAGAAGAATGTGGCCGCCGTCTAAGTGTCTCCGACCAAACACTACGTAATTGGATGGCTATGGGACGGAAGAATCCAGAAAAAGGCTGGGTTGAAGGCATCCATTACGTCAATGCCTCGCCGGATCCCAACCGAAAAGCAATCATCAGGGTACCCTGGAACCATCTGATACGATCCTTCGCCAAAAACCGTGATCTTGACGCGCAAGATTATAGGAAAAAATCATCGCCCATGTATGTGTCCACAGGTTTCGACAGGTTGGAATGATGGCACATCGATTTAAAAACGTAGAGATTGATCTTGTCACCATCGAGAATCACGAAGATCTTCTACCAGAATCTTTGATTCGACAAGTAGCAGATTTCTTACCACCAGGGGGTTCGTTCGATGATGGTTGCTTGCGGCGATACCTAGAAAACCTGCTGAACTACGAAGAGGAAGACGCCAATTCAGGCATGACCTTGGCCAATAGGTTACGTATTGCTTTCAAGGACATGACCCCTGATACGATCTGTGGTAAATTCCCACAAGCTGAATTGCCACTAAAACGACGCCTTCGTTGCGTAGCCGAATACCTTATTAGGTCTGGAGAATTTGATAAGGTAAGAGACGACAATGGTAGGCTCGTCAAGAAACGCGGCATACTAGGCAAGATGGTGGTCTTGTATCAACCGATGCCTAAGCTTTTAGACTCACTTACACGCCAGGGACTGTTAACACCATGAACCGTAGAGAACAGCTAATTGCTTCTGTGATCGGTCCAGAGATGGATACAACAAAAGCACGGATGCTTGATGCCACTATCAAGTTGATTCTTGGTGATATGGGGGAGCAATACTGCCAGATGTGGGAACACGAAGGCCCAGGTGTGATGGTGTTTCAGCCTGACAATAGTGAACGCTCCATGTTTTTCTTGACACTCAAAGAAATGCACTCCGCACAAGAAGAGTGTGAGCGATCAAATGACGGTGACATGGCTGAGACGTTCCGGCGTATCCTTGGTGCGGCACAAAAGATTGACCCCTTGGAGAAAGCAGGGTACATCATCAATGATGGCCAGGGCATTCGCTATTTGGAAATAGACTACAACACCGTATCTGAAAAATAGTGGGCCTACAAGATATACACAAACGCTCTGAAGACCTTGAGCTGATCACCAACTACGACTTGGTTGCTTCAGCGCATGCTCTTTTGGGCGGCATTGACTTAGATGTTGCCAGTTCCAAGACGGCAAATCAATTTGTTGAAGCAAAGAATTATTTCACACCTTCGGATGATGGGTTGAATTGTCAACAGTGGTTTGGTAGTGCTTACCTGTTTCCCCCCAGGGGTGCCTACTTCTGGGACAAAAAAAACGACAAGTGGAAGATGACACGTGCTTCGTCACCTACGTTGACATCTTCCCATGCTGTATGGTTTCGCAAGATGTATCGTGCGTGGCTCTCCAGAGAAATTAAGCAGGGCCTTTACTTTACCAACTGTCCGGACATGATCCGGTACGAACAAAAAATCTTTGATTTTCCTATCTGCATTTTGAAAACCCCACCACTTTTAAAAAAGAATACAAGTGAAGGTATTGGGCAACACAAGACCTGCACCTCATTTCTGGTTTACTTGCCACCAATGGATGACCCGACCACAGCCACCGAACGTTTTGTAGATATTTACGGGGAAAAGGGTCGAATTCTCTGCTAGGTTTTGTAGACTGAAAGACGTTTCAACGCCGCAATGAGCATACTGGCCGACTGGGAAATCAAGTATTTGGCTCAAAACAAGGAGATGATTGCTCCGTTTAAAGATCATCTTGTTAGCCAACGAGGTGAGCAGCGGATCTTAAGTTATGGACTCAGTTCCTATGGCTATGACATTCGCCTATCGCCTAAACAATGTTTGATTTTTGGGCGGATTCAGGCTGGTGAATGTGACCCAAAAGAATTCAATCCTGAAATTCTTTGTGAAGCAGAATTGCTAGAAGATGAGAAAGGCCAGTATTTCATGTTGCCTCCTTATGGCTATTGCTTAGGTGTTGCTCAAGAACGTCTCAAGCTTCCACGGGACGTAACCGTTGTCGCAGTCGGTAAATCTACATATGCACGGTCAGGGATCTTGGTTAACATCACCCCTGCAGAATCTGGGTGGGAAGGTTATCTAACTTTGGAAATCAGTAACTGTACCGGTTTGTTTAATCGGATCTACGCTGATGAGGGCATCACACAACTGTTGTTCTATCGCGGCAACCCCTGTGAAGTTACCTACCAAGACCGTAAAGGTAAGTATCAAGATCAACCAAACAACATTGTATTTTCTCAAGTGTGACTTGAGTTAAACAAATGCCTTGCCAAATTGGGCGCCTGGTTTGTCAGCATAGTTGGTACTGCCAGCCCGCCCAATTGTGTCCCCCATGCTGGGTAAAGAAGTCCCAGCAATTGCCATTTCATTCCTTGGTGTTCTACCGTTAACAGTCGGTTCTGCAATTAAAGAACGCTTTTTGTATTCACCTGCGCTCTTAGCAGCACGCATAAACTTTCCAATGCGCTCTTGACTGTTATTTATTGCTTCAACTGCGCCACGCTCCCCTGGATCTATACGCCGCATATCTGTATCGTACGCTTGTTCGGGATGCAAGTCCGAACTTTCAGCCGCAGACGTACCCGAGTCTTGACGCGGATCGTAAAGAGCATCAAAGAATTTTGCCATAGTATTATTGTAAAAGGAATAAATCAAGCTAGAGAAAAATGATGCACGGCGCTGCTGGTTTCTTAGATAGCTTCGTTCAAGACGAAGTTAAATGCCGTTGTCTCGATGAGGATGACTTTGGACAGCCTATCGATAATGAACAAAATGATGTACCCTTGTATGACATGTACAACAGGGGTCTAGCGGCATGCGAACAGGGAATGGAAAGGACAAATTTGGGATTGGAAGGGAATCCCGCGTTGCAAGGTCAGAGGCCGGGCATGACGGGCTACATCCCCTCGATGGAGGAAGCACTTGCAACGAACCCGGGCTCCTCTCCGCGACCCAAGGTGCTGATGCTGGATCTGAATGGCCCCAGCGAGGAGATGCTGGAACAGTCGAAAAAACGTCGTGGTTTGAGCCGGTAGAAGACAACGGTTGTAAAGATGGGGTTTGCCCAGTTCCATGGGCAACCAAACCTTACCGTCCTGAGCTAAAGCCTGATCTGGTCAATCATCCGCCTCACTATGCCGACGGCGAAATTGAGTGCATTGAAGCCATTGAGGCACAGCTAACTTTTGAAGAGTATCGCGGGTTCATGAAGGGCAACATTGCAAAATATTTGTGGCGTGAACGTCAAAAGGGCGGTACAGAATCACTGAAGAAAGCACGCTGGTACCTGGACCTCTTGATAGAACTTGATGAAATCTAGAAGGGAAGCGCCTCTTCTTCGTCATCATCTTCATCTTCGTCACCAATACAGCTGGCTACTAGTTCAGCCAGCTCTAGGTCGGTGGGGATATCAAAATCAATCTCGATATTCTCATCGGCCATCAATGATTTGACGGCGTACCACTCCATTAAACGTTGATGGTACAAGTTAAGGAGTGCGGAATAGAGCTGGTCCCATGTCATCTCCTGGGCTTGCAACTCCGCTTTACGCATGGAAAACTGCAGCTCCAGAGGAAGCTCAAACTCCCGGGGTTCAACCGAACGTTCCATTCCGCTCTGCATGTCTTCAATGCAACTATTCTAATCCTAGCTGTTGAAGATACCCGTTAAGTCTTCTTGGGTGTAATCGTCCCACGAAGTATCGTCAATTTGAAATTCGTTGGCAAATTCTGACAATACATAAGGGCTGACACGTTCTTCTAGGTGACGAATCGCTTTAACCTGATGAGCTGCCGCCGCATAGTTGCGAAAGGCTCGCAACAAAATCTCTGTTGTGCCCCAGGGATTTGCATCTGCTTCTTGTAGGAATAGTGCTGCTTCCTCCTTGCGTCTTTCTAGCAGACCACCAATTACTTGATGTTCTTCGTCAAAAACCCAACGACCAATCTCTTCGGTTGCTACGCAAAAATCTTCATTCTCAATGGCATCTACAAGATGACTGTAAAGAAATGATTCCCATCCAACGGAATGAATAAAAGAAATCAAAGCTTGGCGCATGGAATCATCTAGGCCAAGATTTAATTTCTCTAGTTGAGTGTCAATAATACTGGTTTCGTGAAACAAATACTCCAATGCTTTTTCTTTACTGCAGCACTGCCCCTTTTTTACTGGGGCACCGTCAGGGTAAAACTGAGTACCAAAACCAATTGTGTACGGTTCTGCTCCCGTAGTTGGATCTGGGTACGCGCTTTCGTTATAACCTTCGTATTTACGAATTAGGTTAATAGCATGCGAAAAGTCCGACATGGAGATAACACTTGTTATCCCCAATCATACACAATTTACCGCCCTTGTCCGCGCATCTTTTTACGACCGTGATTAGGCAATGAATTTTGACCTTGTCCTTGCCGTGTTTTTTTCGGCTTGGATTCAATCTTGGTGCTGGAAGTTGTTTTTGCTTTTGCCATGAGGTTACCAGTTAAAAGTACAGGCCCAGAATCCGGGAGTCAGTTTGTCCTTCTTCTCGGAGCAGTTGTGCCTGGCCTTGAAGTTAGCACGTCTTTCCTCATCCTTGTGCGATAGGTAGTCGTCGTAACCACGCAAGCCAAACCGTACGATAGCCTCCTTGCCGTCCTGGCACCCTTTGACAACGTACTTGTGCTTGTCCCCCTTGGGAGCCCGCTGAGGCTTGTTGCACTCCATCTTATCCTTTTGGAAGCGCTTGGCTGCAGCTGCTGCTTTTTTACGTTTGTCCGCCATCAGAGTCCTTTAAACATCGAGGTAAATTCACCAAGAATTTTTTCGCCTGTCTTGGATTTGTAGTTGGTATCTTCATCCTCTTCTGATCCTAAGCTGAAAAAGCTTGAGGAAGAAGGCTCTGTTTTCTCATCTGTTGTAGTTGTATTCTCGTCAAGGAAGCTTTCAATAGTTCCAAGGGAGGCAAAGGGATCACTTAGGTCTAGGCCAAAAGATGTAAGCGCAGAATCTTTACCTGATTTTGTTAATAGCTTCTGTTCACTTCGGTCTAGATCCGGGAAGAAATTATTGTAAAACTCATCTTCTGTTCCTTGATAGCCAGAAGATTGGAACACATTAAACAACTCAGTTGTTGGCTTAGACAATTCATCTTTAAAATCCTCTGGCCGTTCAATGTATGTAAGTCCAAGCACCTGCTGCGTAGGGCGTTTGCGTTTTTCATTTAGGTATTTAATTTTTTCTCGTACATCTTGTGCAGATCCCGTCCTTAATGTTTCTTTAATATATTCTTTTAATTCATCTACAGTTCCTTTGAACTCAGTTAAACCATAACGTTGTAACACTTCGTTCCAGCTGGTTTTGTCTTCTGGGTCTAGACCGCGTAACATCTCAT